GACGCGGTACAGGCGGGCTCCGGACTCCACGAGCTTGCGCGACACCATCATGCCGACGCCCGAGCCCGCGTTACGCCGCAGGAACCCGGCCGGAGGACGCTCGACGGTATACGCCAGCCGCTCCAGCAGCTCGCGGCGCGCGAGGTACATGCCGTCCACCCAGCCCACCTCCACGCCTGCTCCTGCGGGGCGCGGCTTTACGCGCGTCCAGCACGAGCCCGAGCGGCCCTCGTGGTGGGTGAGGTTCATGGCCACCGGCTCGTCCAGCGTCTCCCACGCCGCGATAGCGCGGGCGAAGAAGTGGTCGCAGAGCCGAGCGTCGTCGGGGAGGAACACGTACCAGTCGGCCGGCACTCCCCTGAGGTCCGCCATCTCGTCGGCGATGAGCCGCCAATGCTCGTCGCGTCCCCGGTGCTCCGGCTGGCTCGTGAACGCATACCCGCGTTCCGCACACAGGGCACGCACGTCCGCGTAGTCCGGCGAGGCGTCATCATAGACACGCACCTCCAGCTCGCCGTCGAACCGCGCCCGCTCACGCTCTAGGTCGGCGAGGACACGGCGCAGGGAACCCGCGCGGGCATAGGTGACCACACAGGCCACGACACGGCAGCGGGGCGGCGTCACGAGCCGCCAGTCCGTTCCCGTCACGAGCCGTGTTTGGAGCTTGCCGGTGTCCATCGGTCCGCCGCCGCCGTGGCGAGAAGCTGCCCAAATCGTCTTCCGGCCCACGCGCTGGTAGCGGAGCCAGCCCCGCTCGTGCGGCAGGACGATGAGCGGAACGCCCTCGCGCTGCGCCCACGTCGCCAGCCACATATCGGCCATGTTCGGGGCGCGGAAGATAGCCGGGTCAATCGCGAGCGAGCGGTGCCAGCAGGCGGCCCCGGTCCCGAGGACGTGGACGGCGTGCTCGCCCTCTACGTCGGACAGGCAGTGGAAGCGTTCCGCCACGGAGCCGTAGTAATCGACCGGCTCCGGCCGCAGGCGAGCGCCGTGGAGCGAGACGACGGCGCGGCGGTGGTACTTCTCCACGCCCGCCACGAGGCGCGCCGCGTAGCCGCGCGGGTACACGAGGTCGTCGTCGCACGTGAGGTGGTAGTCGAAGTCGCCCGCGTCGGCCCAGAAGAACTTGCCCGCGTCCCCGCGGTCCCCGTGCGTCTGTGACCGCGCCACGTCGATACGCGGGTCACCGCGCAGGAACTTGGGCACGCCCGTATAGCCGTTCAGGTAGACGCCGAGGCGGTCTACCTGAGGTAGCAGGCTCTCGACGGTGTGCCGGAGCGCCGCGGACCTAGCGGGGATGGAGGCGAGGGAGGCTCGTATCATGTGGCGTCACCATAGGAACGGCGAGCCAGCCGGGAGTGGCCGGCCAGCCCGCCGCTCCATACTCCGCTACTCCGCTCAGCTACCCGTGGAGGTAGCCGCGGCGGTCACGATGCCGTCCGGCCTGAGCAGCTTCGCCCCGTAGAGCAGCAGCCCGCGGACCACGTCGGCGAAGTGCGCCTGAGAGCGGTACGCCTCGACCTCGTTGATTTGCGTCACGAGGCCGATGGCCGAAGGCGTCCCCGCCCACACGAGGTAGTCGTCTCCACCGGAGGTCACGACCGGGTTGCTGTTCGACTCGTACACGTCGAACCCGGCCGCCCGGCCGATGTGGCCGTTGAGCAGCGCGTCCGCGCTCTTGCTCCCCAGCGCCGCGTTCTTCACGAACTTCTCGTTGTTGAGCAGGAGCCCGGCGACCCACGGCGGAACCACGCACCAGCGCCCGTCGTCCGGAATGTCCTTCTCGGCGCACAGCGTCCGCATGTCGAGCAGCAGGTCGTACGCGTCGTCGCCGTCGGCGAGGTTGACCGCGCCGATATCGTTGCCGGAATCAACCCCGTCGTAGAGGTCCACAACGTACTCATCGACCGTCTTGGCGAAGCCGTATCCGGCGTTCTTGGTCGCCTCAGCGGTCAGCGTGCCGGCCATCTGCCGCTTGTCCACGTCATCGACCTCGAACGCGAAATAATGCGCTTGGTCGATGGTGATGGCCTGCTTCGTGGTGGCCAGCGTCTCCGGGTCGATATCGGTCGTGCCCGGCGTGTAGTCACCGATGGTGACCGCGCCGAGCGTGTTGATGTGGACGGTATCGCCAGCCTGCGACACGTCGCCCTCATAGTCGCGGCTCACGAGGTCGGCATAGACCAGCTTGCGCTGGAAGTTGAGCAGGAGCTTTGCCGACCAGATTTCGGGAATGAAGTTCGCGACGCTCACCAAGAGCCTCCTTGTACCTGAGGATACGGATGCCGCTTTACGCCCGTCGGCGGCCCTTGGTGGGGCATGTTCCGCGTCCCGGACCTAGCGCCGGGAACCCGTGTTTAGCGTCCCGTCGGACGTGGCTCTATGGTAAGACGTGCCGTGCCGCTAGAACGCGCTCATCATTTAGTCAACGATGCGGCCCTCGCGGTATGCGGCGTCAATCTCCTCCTCGTGCTTGGCGTACTCATCCGGCTTGCGGCTCAGCTCGGCAATCTGTGCCCGCGTCCACGTCCGCTTGCCGTCGCCGCCCTCTATCTCGGCCCCGGACCGGCTGGCGGACGCAGCCGCGCCGCCGAACAGCTCCGGCAGCTCGGCCTTGAGCGCCTTGACCGCCGCCGCAACCCCCTTGGAGTCGGGCACCCCGTCCTCTACGGCCACGTCGTCGAGGTCGAGCAGGCGCACGATGCGCTCCAGCCGCTCCGGCTTGGCCCCGGCCGCCGCCGCCGCGATACGGGCCTCGGCGTTGACGATGGTGCGGCTGGCCAGCGCGAGCGCATCGGCAGCGCGCTTCTCGGCGTCTGCCTTCTCGGCCTTGAGACGTTCACTCTCGTCCATCTGCGCGCGCTTCGCGGCTTCTTCGGCGGCCGTCTTCGCACGCTTCTCGGCGGCCGTCTCGGCGCGCTTCACGCGTTCGGCCACAAGCCGGTCGATGGCCGCCTGCTGCTCCGGCGTGAACTCGACCTTGCCGGAATCGTCGTTTCCGCCCTGCGCAGCGCCCTGCGGCTCTCCACCCTCCGGCGGTACGGTCTGCTCGTTCTGCGTGCCCTGCGTGTCGTCTGTGGTCGTTCCCACGGTCCGTCCCTTCCCTAGATTGCCTTGCCTATCTGCTCGCGGTAGCGGAGGCGCGGTAGGTCGTGTTTGGCGACGTGTTCGCGCAGCCGTCCCTGCCACTCGCGGACGTGCGCCTTCGCCTTGGCCGCCGCGAGGTCGTCCAGAGCCCCGGCTTGCCGCATCTTCCAGCCCCGCACGCCGCGCTCTAGGTACCGTTGCTGCTGCTGTGCCGCGTAACGCTCCGGGTCGCCGTACTGCGTCGCGCTCCGCCGCGTCAAGCCCTCGATGTAGGGAGCGACGGAGTGCGTGCAGTTGTGTGTTACAATGCCATTGCACGCAAACCATCCGCCCTGCGTCTGGAGGTTGTAAACATGACCCGCAAAGTCTCGGCGGCTGACTTCGATAAGGCTGTCCAGCGTTATCTCAGTGGCGAGCTGACGCAGAAGGAGGCGGCCGGGACCATCGGAATCACGCAAGCCCCGTTCTCTGAACGTCTGCGGAGGAACGGATACCCGACCGTCTCCCGCAGCGAGGCGCAGAGCCGGCGTCTGCGCCGTATGAACGCGGATAGCCGTGATGCCCTTACCAGAGCCGCGCACAACGCGGTGCGAGGTATGCGCCGCACCAGTGATGACCTCCACCGGCGTGCCCTCGGCAAGGAACGTCTGCGTAGCCACGAGACTGCCAGTGAGCGCCTGCTCGCTTCGTGGCTCGCGGAGCGCGGCGTCGCCACTACTCCGCAGAAGGCCATTGGCCCATACAACGTCGACCTCGCCGCCGAGCCCGTCGCCGTGGAAGTCTTCGGAGGACACTGGCATGCGTACGGCGCCCACGGCGCTCGTCTTGAGAAGCGCAGCCGTTACCTGCTCGATGGTGGATGGAACCTGCTCATCGTCTGGGTCAACGGAGTCCATCACCCGCTCATCCCCGAGGTAGCGGACGATGTGGTCGCCTTCGTGGAGCGCTCCCGCAGCGACCCAGCCTTTCGGGGTCAGTATCGGGTGATTTGGGGTAACGGTCAGTTCATCTCCGCTGGCAGCACGGAGGATGACCACCTCACCCTCATACCATCGGGACGACGCGGCGACTACCGGAGGGCCAAGCACTAGCGTCTCACCAACGACGCAGTTAGGGTGGAAGAGCCCGTCGCCCTCGGCCTCGGCGAGCGTCGGGTAGCCGGGAGTCGCGCCGTCGAGCGAGAGCACCTGTCCCTCCCACGGGGCGCACATATCGCAGCACGAGGGCGAGCCGCTGATGATGACGAGGTCGCGGCCCTGAGCCAGCACCGCGTCGAACACGCCCTGCCGCGCGGCGTTGTGCGCTGCCGTTCGACAGGCCATCTCGGCGTAGCTCGCGAGCGCCCACTGCTTGCCGGCCGAATCCACGAACCCGGTCACGCCGTGGCCCGCGAAGAGGTCTAGCGCCGCCTGCGCCGTCGCGCGCCGCGTCACGCCGTCCACAAGGCCCTGAGCGGTCACACGGCCGATGACTGCCCGGTATAGGTCCGGGGCGGCCCGCAGGATACGCAAGTCGCCCTCGGCCAGCCGCCCGGACAGCGCCCGTGACAACGCTGCCTGCGCCGCAGCGGAGTCGCGCCGCGAGAGGGTCGCCGTCACGCGTCCGGTTGCGGCCACCCGGGTCCGGGAGCGGCGCAGCGCCGCGAGCGCCGCCGCCGCCCCGCCGCCGTGGGCCGCAGCGATAAGGGCCACCACCTCGCGCTCGCGTTCGCGCCGCAGGCGGGCCACGATGCGCCGTGCTTCGCTGCGTACCGCGCCCGCCTCGCGCAGCCGGGCCTTGGCCCACCCGGGGTCCTCTAGGCCCTGCGCCAGCCGCCGGGCCACGAGCACGAGCAGCGCCACCTCGACACCCTCGTACAGCTCGGCCAGCTTGCGCGCCAGCCGGGTGATGGCCTCCGGGTCCAGCATCAGAATCCGGGCTCAGGGACCATGCGGCCCGCGTCCTCGCGGATACGCGCGACTTCCTCCGCGAGCTTGTCGTCATCGAGGTCCGGCTGCGCCATGCGCGCCGCCGTCTCGATGGATACCGCCTCGGCCGTGCGCAGCATGGTCAGCGTCTGCGCCAGCTCTTGCGCCGTCTCGCGCGGCTCCGGCCAGATGATGACCGGCGTCTCGACGGCCGTTGGACGTCCGAACACCGTCCGGTCGACGGCCAGCATCCCTTCTAGCGCCGCCTTGAGCGCCGGGTTCCAGTAGCGCCGCTTGCGGTCCAGCGTCTGGTACGTCTTCGCCTCGCGGAGCCGGAGCGCCGTACCGGACTCCGCCCGGCCCTCGACGCGCAGGCCGAACGTCTGCGGCGCGTACCCCGCCTTGCTGACGATGCGCTCGATGAGGTTGAGCACCGTCTGCTCGTGCTCCGGCGCGCGTATCTCGGGCTGGTAGACCGTGATGCTCATCTCGCCCGGGCTCATGCCGTCCAGCTCGGTGAACACCTCGCGGTCCACGTCGAAGTAGCGCCCCGAGCCACGGTCCGTGGCGGCAGCGTCGAGCGCGT